TGACAATTCTTCAAATGGCACATCTTCTAAAATTGGTGAGTAATCGTCGATTATTTTTTTCATACGCGACTCTAATTCTTCTGTTGTTAAGTCTTCTAATTTTCCAGTCCTTATTATCTTCTGCTCGATATATAGCCCCGCAGCTTTACCACGGGCTACTTCTGCATTCACCGCAGCAGACCACGCTCCTTTTTTAAGAGCTTCCTTTCTAATCTGTCCTAGTTCCGCTATATGTTTTTCATAAGTAACTTCGTATTTCTTCTGCCACTCTTCTCTTAATTCACCGATATATTTAACAACAAGTGGATACAATTTAGGATTTTGTAATTTACTTGCATATTGTCTTGCTGAGTCCTTTGCAAAGCCAGCGTCTACAGCACATTCGGTAGCTGTCTTTCTACCTTCGTTTGTTACTAGTTCGTAAGCAAACTTCATTTGTTGTTCAGTTAATTTCTTTGGTAAACCCATACTTGATATTTAATACAACTTAGTCTATAAATCAACACATGTTTACTGGAAAGGTATTAAGACAAGCATTAGATAAATTTATGAAAGGCGAAGTGGCAGCCAACGCTAGAGTACAAGTTATTCTACCAAATGGTGAGTTCTATGACATTACAGGCGTAAAGTTGTTAGAAAATAAAATAATTGGCGTTAGAGAAACTCATAGACTTGCTATTACAGTTTCACCTGAACAGTGGAAAATGGGAAAGGTTGTTAAAAAATTATGAGTTATGATCATAAAATTATAGATCAAAAGTTTCATTTAAAAGGACTAGTAAACTCTGATGTGTGTAATAAATTAATTAAATTGTATGAAGATAATAAACAATCAGCTATTCCTGAAGAAAGTTATAAATTTAATAAAGATATGGAAACTAATGACAAAGAGTATGATAATTGTAATTTTTTAAATATCTCTTGGTTACGTGATCAAAAAGATTTTGTAGAGCCTTATAAGTTAATATTAAAATATTTAAGAATAGTGTTAACTAATCATGAGATATACATTCGTAATAATTTTTGCCCTACTTATAAAAACATTTTCATGACTAAAACTGATAATATTAGAATAATAAAATATGACGTTGGGCAACAAATAAAAGATCACTCTGATGTGGGTGATACAATTAGAGGCTCTTTGACTATTAATCTAAATGATGATTATGAAGGCGGCGAGTTTAGATTTTTTGGAGGTCAAGTCAAAGTTAGTTTATCTGCAGGTGAGGCAATGCTTTTCCCAGGTGAACCTATATGGATTCATGGCACTGAGCCTGTAACAAAAGGGGCTAGATATGCCATTAATTGTTTTTTAAAACAATGAAGTTATCTTATTCAATCCCTGGAAAAATTTGGTGGATAACTAATTTTTTAGATTACAATATCTACAAAGGTATTCATGATGCAATTATTAGAGAAAGAAAGAAAATAAATTTACATACAAGTAAAGGCGTTTGGAGTAATGATTTAATAAATAACATTGAGCCTCCAATGAGAGTGGGTGTTAGTAACTACAAACCATTTGAGATGTTAAAAACTCTGGTTAAACACAATGCTTATTTTCAATTAAGTGATGCAAAAGATATGTCCACCACGATTCATTATATGAAGAAAGGTGCTGGCATAAACTGGCATGACGATGGTAAATGGAAGTATGGAGCTACTTATTATATAAATCACAAGTGGCATAGACAATGGGGTGGTGAGTTTATGTTCACTGATAACAATGGTCATGGCTGGATACCACCTGTAGGTAACTCTTTGGTGATTGTTAAAGCTCCAATCCCACATAAAGTTAACCCTGTTTTGAGTAAGATTATTCCTAGAATTACTGTGCAATTATTTATGAAATGATTTGACAATTGAATGAGGTGTAGTAGTGAATCCAGAAAAAAAATTTTGGTATGAAATTAAAACGTACAACACTAAAAATAATTGCGAATTATCATTTACACGCGTGGAAAATACTGCTTCATGGGGGACTCCTGATATACTGGGTTATAATCGCAATCGCCACTTTTTCACTATCGAATTAAAAGTAACAAAGACCAACAAGGTACGCCTGTCTCCACACCAAATAGCGTTTCACGTGAAACATCCTGACAATACATTTATTCTAGTTAAGGCCCTTGGTCTTAACTCCATAAAACTTTATGAGGGAAGGTTTATCAAGGAGCTTGATGCTCAGGGCTTGAGGCTTGACGCTTGTTCCTCGGGGCTTGAGGCTTGCTTCTCGAGGCTTGCAGCTTGCGGCTTGCCCCTTTCAGAAGCTTGACGCTTGCGGCTTGAGGCTTGCAGCTTGTGGCCCGAACCAGGCGCACGTTCTCCAGCGGACGTCTCCGACTCTCTCAAACTAATGGCCTGATTCGATTTATTACGTAGCTTTCGTAATTCTTTATAATACTTTGGATGTTTAAAAATAAAAGTCATTTTAGTGTTTACCGTAACATATATTTTTTACTTCAGGATTCCAACAAGCTCGACAATCTTTGCATTCGTTATTCTGATCCGGAGCTGGACAGGTCCTGTCCTCAGGCTTCGTCGACACGGTCGAGGTGTGGGGCCAGCTTGCAATTGCGGGCTGGTCAATCATCTGGCCGGAAAATCTTATAACTAAATTTTTTGGACACTCTGGCAAAAAATGTTTGACCCACGCTTCACGCGTTGGCATCCAGTGACTGGTGCTTGGTGTTAACTTTGCAACAGCAAAAATTTTGAGAAGGTGCTCTTCGTCCTGGACGTCGCCTGAGTCGTGCCATCTAAATTCTTTTGATTTTTTTGAATTGATCAATAGCGCCATCGCTCCGACCCACAGCGGTGACCGGATGGCCTCCAGCCTTCTGTACTGTGCAGCCTGAACCACGGGGAAGACATAACAGCCTTTTAATGCATAACAGCCGCTGCAGACGCTGCCCGGAATCTTAACAAGTTTTGATCCAGTTTTACATTCTGCAGCTGGCAGGCCATAAGCCCAGCCAGGCATCTTTGAAGGCTTTGAAAGTCCTCCTACAATTTTTAATGCTTCGTTTGTTTTCATCTCTCCCATATAATCCTAAATTTATAATATGTCAAGGGGCTTGACGCTTGAGGCTTGCCCCTTGACTTAACTATTTTATTTAACTCTAGTTTAGAATCATTCTAAACTAGACCAGCGCGACGGCGCCCGCGCGGAGCTTATTTGGCACATACCGTCGTTCGCGTATTCCTGTGAGAACGCTCGCTGATCCCAGGTCTTATTAGAGATTGACCAACCATCCTTTCAGATCATAATCTCCAGTGATCAATTGGAGACTTAGGCCAAGGTAATAAGACCAGGGATCAGCACCCTGTAAAGACGGCCCCAAGGCGGGCGGTGTGATACAGGGTGCCCCCATTAATTAATTCTTTACTTCCATTTCTTTAGTTAACACTAAAGGTTGTTTAAATTGTGACGCTTCCAAAAGTTTTAATCTCTCATGGGTTGCATGATTTAATTCTTTTTGCGCCTTTATAATTTCTTGAATGTTTTTAAAGAACTCAAGTAATTCTTGGTCTGTAAATGTTCTACTCATAGTTGCACCTTCCAAGATGTTGTTGCCGTTCTATAACCCTGATTATCAAGATCATAATACGTTATGCAAGGGACACCATCTTTAGATGTAAAGTATCTGCATAGATCAGTCCACTTAGCATTTCTTGTTATATGCTTTTTGTGCTTCTTAGCCCAAAAAGTTATTTTAAATGTTTTATTTAGTTCCATATTATTTCTTCCTTTCATGGGACAATCCTATAATATAAATGTGGCAAAAATAAGGCAGAGCGAAAAAAAAATATTTTTTTTTATTTGACATATAAATACAATTAGTTTAGGAATATATAGGATACAGAAAGGAAAAAACAATATGCAAAAAAGAAAAATAACACTTAACGCAGAAAAGCGAAAAGTAATAGCAGATCAATTTCAATCTTTTTATGAAAATAAAGTAAAAGATAAATTGGTTCAAGCAAAAGAGCAATATGATCTTATGCGAGAGAAAGCAAAAGAGCAGATTGAAAAAGTTGTAAGGTTTCATCAACCTCAATATGATATTGATACAATTAGATCAATGATTAAAAAATACAATAGAGCAGGTGGTGAATTGTACGAGGATAATTGTTTCTATGTTCATAATCCAATTATAAAAGTTGATGATGAGGGTAATGAATATGAGGCGCAAGATGAGGTTCATGTCAGGTTTGATATGGGTAGAAATTTTGCAAGGGCTTATTATCGTGATGAATTGAAAGCCAAGGGATTAAACCCAGATTATAAATTGGCTATCAATGATGACTACTCAAAAAGAAATCCAAAGTATTACAATGATGAAAGCGCAGTAAATACTTATTTGGGTTTTAGCAATTCATCAAATGAGGATAAATCTATAACTAAACCTGTTGCTAAATGGGAAAGTGATTTTAAACTTTGGACTATTGGTAGTTCTTATTGTCATTCAAGAAATTATAAAGTTGATGAGAACGCATTAAACTTTTTTAAGATGTATAGGTCTAGTGCAGACAATGTAATCAAAGAACATCAGGAAATGTATAATTATGTTGAGGGCAAAATGAAAACTTTAAGATTGGGTTTAAAATCTTATAGAACATTTGACCAAGCAAAAAAACTTGCAGATAAAGTTGGTGTTGTTTTAAATGAAACAATGATGAATGAAAGTAGTTCTTTAGCTTTATCAATCTATAGCCCAGAAAATCTGGCTAGTCTTTTAGAGGATAAAGAAGTTCTTACAAGAGATCAAAAGATTGCGATTGCTAGAAAACAAATGCAACAAAGTGTGAATTAACACTTGACAACTATGGGACAATCATATAGGATTGTCCCATAAACAATTAGAAAGGAATAAATTATGTTACAAGCAATATACTTCGCGTTACACTTCGCGATGATTTTTTTAGGTGTAGTTATAGCAATTCACTTTGACTTTTGGTTAGGCTTTGCCATTGCAACTACATTTACAGTTAAATGGTTTTTTATGTTTCCACAAATAGAGGGCAGACGATGAGTGATTATAATTGGTGCCATGGTCCACGTTGCCATAAAAGACAGACAACCACAAGAGTTCGTGGTGTTAAAGGCTCTAAGGTTTTAAGATCAGTTAAGATTAATGTTAGTGGTGCATATCCAAAGGGAGTATGGAAATACTTTTGCGATCAGACTTGTATGCATGATTTTATTGCTACACACATTGAACAATTCGTGCAACTACACCCAAGACCAGAGGCTCTTGAAACACCGATCGAGGATCCTGTAAAAGTAACAAACCAATATGGTTGGGTTAATACAGAAATAAAAGAAGTACAACAGACTTAGCTTACCTTTCTAAGCTATGCACCAGGCGCATCAACTCTAGGTTGTGCGCGGTGCATAGAGGTACCACACCGGTTTACGTTTTTTAAAAATTTATAATAATTGTTTTTTTATATACAGACTAGGGGTCCCAGAGCAACGTATTTATGCTAGGTTTTTTAAATAGATAGTGATAAAATACTTTTTAAGTTTTCAAAATACTTGTAAAAAAATTTTGCGGAAAAATTTTTATGAATGAAAAATTTATACAGAACTTAGATAAACTACCTGCTGACGTTAGAAGAGAATTTGCTTTACTGGCAAATCGTTATGGTGAAAAGAAAAAAGAAACTAATATACAAAATGATTTTTTATCTTTTGTAAAACACGTCTGGCCAGATTTTATAGAGGGATCACATCACCAAAGAATTGCAGACAAATTTAATAAACTTGCATCTGGTGAAATTAAAAGATTAATTATTAATATGCCACCTAGGCATACCAAATCAGAATTTGGATCTTATCTTTTACCTGCTTGGATGGTTGGTAAAAATCCAAAATTAAAAATTATCCAATCCACTAACACGACTGAATTATCGGTGCGGTTTGGTCGTAAAGCCAAGGCTCTTATTGATTCTCCTGAGTATCAAAAAGTGTTTAAAACAAAACTCAGAGAAGATTCACAAGCCGCTGGTAAGTGGGAGACCGCCCAAGGAGGTGAGTACTATGCAGCGGGTGTGGGTTCGGCAATAACAGGAAGAGGTGCAGATCTTTTAATTATTGACGACCCACATTCTGAACAAGACGCCATGAACTCACAAGCATTGGAGCGAACCTACGAATGGTATACATCAGGGCCAAGACAACGTCTTCAACCTGGTGGATCCATAATTGTAATCATGACCCGTTGGAATGAAAAAGATTTAACAGGTAGATTGCTAAACGCACAAAAAGAAATTAAAGCAGATCAATGGGAGATAATAGAATTCCCTGCCATCATGCCATCAGGTCAACCTGTTTGGCCTGAGTATTGGAAATTAGAAGATTTAGAATCTGTAAAAGCATCTATACCTTTATCAAAATGGAATGCACAATATATGCAAAATCCAACATCTGAAGAAGGAGCTTTGATTAAAAGAGAGTGGTGGCGTGATTGGGAGAAAGAAGAAATGCCAGCTTTGCAACATGTTATACAATCTTATGATACAGCTTTTATGAAAAAATCTTCGGCTGACTATTCTGCTATAACAACGTGGGGTGTTTTTAGACCCACTGAAGATAGTCCACCTAATTTAATTTTATTAGATTCTATAAAAGAAAGATACGAGTTTCCTGAGTTAAGAAGAGTAGCTCTTGAACAATATGGTTATTGGAATCCTGAAACAGTCATCATAGAATCAAAAGCATCTGGACTGCCACTAACTTATGAGTTGCGTAAGATGGGTATTCCTGTTATAAATTTTACACCTAGTAAAGGCAACGATAAGCATACTAGGGTAAACGCAGTGTCACCGCTCTTTGAGTCGGGGCTGATATGGGCGCCCAAAGAAATGGAGTTTGCACAGGAAGTAATTGAGGAATGTGCTGCTTTTCCGTATGGAGATCATGATGACTTGGTAGATAGCATGACACAAGCGGTTATGAGATTTAGACAGGGTGGGTTGATTTCTCATCCAGAAGACTATATAGATGAACCTACGCCACCAAAACAAAGGACGTATTACTAATGGATGAATTTGAAACATACTCAGACGTCATAGACGCTTATAACTCTGGTGTAGGAGTCGAGGCAGGAGAATCCTTGACTGACTACATAAAAAGGAATAATATAAAAATCAAAGAGATCGAAATGGATCCTCTTGGTGATTTTGAAAAAATTTTAAAAGGAAGCAAACCTATGGAAAAAGAAGGCGTCATGCAACTTGCATCAGGCAACATGAATATCAGAATCGAAGAAGTTGTCAGAGAATTTATTAAAAAAAGAAAAAGAAGACCAAGATCTCTTGACGAGATAAAAGAATTTTACATGGAAGAAATGATGCCTCAAACTGTAGGTGGACCTACAAACAGAGACAATGTAAGTTTAACTAGTTACGAGCCGGGTAAATATTCACAAGACGAAATCGATATGTATGAAAATTACAAATACGATATGAACGAACAAAGACCTGGAATGCCTATTATGGAAATAGATGATTTTTTAAGAATGGAATATGGTCAAGCTAAAATTGACTTAGCCCGTGGAGGATTAGCCGGAATATTAGGAGCTTAACATGAAGATCGCTGATTATGGGAAGGCGATAACTTCGTACATCGAATCACCTACAACTGCACAAAAATTATTAACAAAATCAAAAGTTCAACCACTTGATAGAACTTTACTCGCTGATGGCACAGAGATAATCCCACAGAAAAAACCAAAACAATTAAAAGATTTATTTGAAAAAATTAATAGAACAGTTTTAGCTGTAAGAAGTAATACGATCTCTCCAGAATTAATTGTACCTAATTTAGAAAAAGAAACTCAAGAATATATTAAGGACGGTATTATATCTGGAGCTGACGCTAGAAAATTTGCAATCGAAAGAAAAGAATATTGGGACAACTGGATAAAAGAAAATCCTGGAGGCACCACACCATCATTTGAATTTGACAATGAGGGTAATGCAACCGAACTTAGTCAAGAAAAAATTATAGAAAGAATTAACGAATCGGATGGAGGACGTATAGGTTTTAAAAAAGGAACACCTATTACTAACGAGATAATAGAGCTAGTTAAAAAATATAGAATAGAAGACAAGATGGGTTCTGGAATGATAGCCGACACCATTAAAAAAAATGATAAACTGAATGTGGGTAGCTCTACAGTTACAAAAATTTTAAAAAATCTTAAAGATCAAGGTGTAAAAGGTATTGATATTCCCAAATCTGAATTAGCTTCTTCCGTTGCTTTAAGACTGGATCCAGATATTCCCCCTGCTCGTTCTGGTAAAAGAAAAATATATAAAGTGGTTAGACCAGTGAGAGATATAGATTTTAAATTAAACCCTGATTTACCAAAAGGAACTAAGTTTAAAGTGCAACTTCCTTCAGGTTCTACTGATGGTCCTAGCACAGTAACAAAATATTTTAAAACTAAAGAAGCAGCTGAAGCAGGAATTAAAAAAGCTGAAGCAAATATATTAAAAGCAAAAAAATTAAAAGCTAAACCATTTGATAATGCAGTAAAAGCAATTCACAATATTGCACTAGAAAGTGCAGATGAAATAAATGATGTAAAAAATTTATCGAAACTTGTTTATGGAGATTCTAGTCTTAAAAATATAAAAAACATATCAAACGATCTTGTTAAGTATCAAGAATTTTTATTAGGATTTAGAGAAGTACCTGGATTAAAAATGCCAAATGTAAATCAGTTAGATGAAATTTTTTCAGAATTTCCCTCTCAGAATCAATGGGGACAATTTGCTAGTGAAGAATTAAGAAGATCTAAATTAAAAATTAGAGATAATATATTAAAGACTAAAGGAGAGAAGTTATTTACAACAAGACAAAAAATTTTAAAAGCTATTGATACCGGAGTATTTAATTTAGATGAAGCTATGGGTTTATCTTCAACATTTGAAAATGCCCCTGGTTATACAGAGCTTGGACAAATTATAAAAAAGAAAGTTAATAGTATAAAAGGAAATCAGATTGATGGACCTTTTAGTAGAATTTTTCCAAAAGTATTAGATGGAACTGCAAGTGTAGAAGAGGTAAATAATTTTAATAAAATATCTTTAGCCTTTCAAAATAAACACGGAGTTGATACACCATTAATAGAATATGAACCTGGTAAAAAATTAAATGCAAAAAAATACATATCAAATTTTTCTGAACTTTCTGAAGGAGCACAAGCTAATATACAATCGTTAGCAGATAAAGGAGTTGTTTTAAAAACAAAGTCCTCACCAATGTCTACTATTTTAAAAGGAGTGGCTAAAAAATCTGCAAAATATATTCCTTTTATTGGCACAGGTATAGGAATAGCAGATGTAGCTAAAGCTAAAGAATTAGGTGTAGATAATCCAATTGATTTATTTGCTGCTTATCACATATCTCCAGAGGTAGCATTAGCTTCTAAAAAATATAGAGAGGATCCAGAGTATCGTGCTAAGTCGCGAGCTGAAACACTTTCAATACCTTTAGATGAAGGCACTTATGATGTAATAGATAATCAATCAACATTCGGGAAATACAATGACCAAATCAAAAACATCAAGCTACCCTAAATACTGGCTCCTGCCGCCTGAATCAGGACCCACGCCTCAGGGGTTGAATATTAATTATAATACTGTTAAAACAGTCAAATTGGAGAAAATAAATGACAGACAAAATAGACAAGTCCTTGACGCAAGGTCCAAGAGGCAGCGTTAATATTCCC